TTACTTGGGATGGTAAGGATGCTTCAACCCATTCACAGTCCCATCCTAAAGAACAAGTTAGAGAATCTTTTGAATACTATGGTAGTGGTGACGGTAAAGCTCCTATAAAAGATGCATTTAAATTCAGAAATCCGTGGAACATAAAAACCCCGCCTGGCTATTCATGTTTCTACTTAGACCCATTCTTATTTCAGAATAAATACTTTGCATGTTGGCAGGGTATTATTGATACTGATACATTTAATGTTGGTCTAGACAATGCACAGATAATTTTTTATCCTAAAGTCGACCATTCATTTGTTATACCAAAAGGAACCCCTCTTTGTCAGATTATACCGTTTAAGAGAGAAGAGTGGCATGCTTCATTTGAAATAAAATCACATGAACACTGGCAAGAAACTAAAGGAAGAGGGTATAAAATAGACCCACATGACCCTTCTACTGAGAAGGTTTTATCAATGCAAGAATGGGGTCATAAAGCGCCATTTGAAGGGAAGGATGGTATTAGAGATTTGGGCCCGTATAGAAATAAGGGTTATTGGGTACCTAAAGCTAGACTATTTAAAAATGATAATCCCCCACCCGAATGCCCTATGCACGTAAGTGAAGAACAAGAACCTACTGAGGTTCAACTGGAGTTAGACTTTAATGATTAGATATTTATTCCCAACCGTCATCTTTCAAAGAAACATGACATGCCCAACACAGATGGGAGATGAGCTCGTTCTAGATGATGAATACATGAAAATGTTGAAAGATGAGATGGATGCTATGCGTAGACGTGATGGTGTTGGTAGACAAGTTTCAAATGCTTATACTGGATGGCAGTCTAACGATGGTGTAGACAATAATCCAACGTTCCAAAAATTAATGAATCGAATTAGTACAGTATTCTACCAAGAGGTTTGGAATTACTTTGGGGTTGACCCAACAAAGACAGCATTTCAAATGGGTAACTGTTGGGCAAATATAAATGATAAAACTGCATGGAACAGACCACACTTACATAATGGTTGTTGGTATAGTGGCGTCTTCTATATCCATGCTGATGGTGATGAAGGAGATTTTGTTGCTATCAATACAGACCCTAAAGTTGTTTCTGATATGCCAAATTCCAATAGACACCAAGAGTCATGGGACTTCAAACCAAGAACAGGGGAATTGATTTTATTCCCTAGTGGTATGATGCATATGGTAGCACCAAACTTGACAGACAAGGACAGATATTCAATATCATTCAATTCAGCATTTCAAATTAAAGATTATGAAGCTTATAGAAACAATTTCGCTACAGGTTGGCATCCCGATGAGAATACATTTGGTTTAGATGAAAACGGTATGTTACAAAAGTACCAATATGAACCTATTGACTGGGAAAATCAACAAGGATAACAAACTTTCTTTCCTAAATAAATGTATGGAAATTGCTATCTCACCAGGCGTACTTTGGAATATATTTCTAACACTTGTTGTCCTACCTATGGGATTCCTTGTTAGAACAATCTTATCTGAACAAAAACGTATAGACATTTTGGTTAATAAAACTAGGGAAGAAATAGCCCGTGAATATGTCACAAGAGACCAAATAGAAATAGAGTTTCAGAGAATTATCGACAAGATGGATAAACTAGATTCTAAACTAGATAGAGTAGTTTCTAAAACTTACTTCCAAGAATAGGTTCTCAACTGTTATAAATAGTAGTAGACACAAATACTACGGATTTAAAACATGGCAGAACCAAATTCAAAAGCATCTTTAAAAGAGTATATAAAAAGAAAACTCGGAGCTCCTGTACTAGAGGTTAACGTTGATGATGACCAATTCGATGATAGAATCGATGAGGGTCTTCAGTATTTCAGAGAGTACCATTACGATGGTGCAATTAAAACATATCTAAAACACCAACTAACCCAAAACGATATCGACTCATTTAAAACGAATGCAACACATAACGCAGCTACAACTGGTACACAAGCTGTAGCAAATCAGACGTACTTAGAGAGTAATAGTTACATAACACTACCCGAACATGTGTTAAGTGTAATACAAGTATTCCCATTCAGTTCAGGCACGTCATCGAGTATGTTTGATATCCAGTATCAGTTAAGACTCAATGATTTATGGGATTTAACATCAACTAGTGTTTTATACTATGCTCAAGTACAGTCGCATCTATCTATGATGAATGATATTCTAGTTGGACAAGTTCCAATCAGATACAAGTCACACTCAAATAGATTGTATCTAGACTATAGTGTTGAAAAATTTAACGTAGGTGAGTACATTATCATCGAGTGTTATAGAAAGTTAGACCCAACAGACATGACTGATATCTATAACGATATGTGGTTGAAGAAGTATTGTACCGCTTTAGTTAAGTATCAGTGGGGTGAAAACTTATCTAAGTTCTCGGGTATTCAACTGCCAGGCGGAGTCACACTAGACGCTACTCAGATGAAGACTGAAGCGCAAGAAGAAATTAGAAGATTAGAAGAAGAATCGAGACTGAATTTTGAAATGCCAGTTCTCGATATGATGGGATAATATATGCCAACAAACGTATTTTTTAACCATGCAGTACAAACTGAACAACATCTATACGAAGATTTGGTTGTTGAGTCATTGCGTATGTATGGTAATGAGACGTACTATCTACCAAGAGAAATTGTAGAGGAAGACTCTATACTTGGTGAAGATGTACAGTCTAAATTTGGAGATGCATATTCTGTAGAAATGTATGTAGAAAATACAGAAGGATATGAGGGGGACGGAGACCTTATGTCTAAGTTTGGTATACAAGTAAGAGACCAAGCAACCTTCGTTCTTTCTTTAAGAACGTGGGAAAGATTTATATCACTAGACTCTAACCTTGCAACATCATTAAGACCAAACGAAGGAGACTTAATTTACTTCCCACTTAGTGGTTCTGTGTTTGAAATCAAATTTGTAGAACACGAAAATCCTTTCTATCAAGTTGGAAAACTATTTGTATTTAAATTACAATGTGAACTCTTTGAATACAGTGGAGAAGATTTCGATGTTGGTGGTGCTGTCGACTTAATTGAAACTGAAAACGCCTACACAATAGATATGATTCTACAAGCAGATGGTAGTGGAAACTACACACGTGGTGAGAATGTTACCCTTGGTGGTGCAGTTGTGGGTGAAGTTGTTGGTTGGGTTCCTACCACTAGAGAACTGAATATCAAAGATAACACTACAGCGATTTCTGTTGGTGATACACTCATAGGTGTAGACTCAAAAGCAGAATATATTGTTTATAGTATTGAAGATGTTTTAAACTTCTCTTATGATAAATCTGCACAAAACAAAGACTTTGAAACAAAAGCAGATGGATACTTAGACTTCTCAGAGACAAACCCATTCGGTGAGGTTACATAATGTTTGGAACATTTTTTTATAATGAGACAATGAAGCGAGCGGTGTCAATCTTTGGTACCGTATTTAATAATATTACAGTCAAGAAAATAAAAGAAAACGGAACTGTATTACATGAACAGAAGGTTCCAATTTCATATGGGCCAAAACAAAAATTCCTCGCCAGACTACAACAAGAAGCAGACTTAAGTGATAACAATAGAAGTGCAATATCTTTACCAAGACTTGCATTCGAACTTACAGGGTTTGAGTATGATGCTAGTAGACAACAAAATAAACTATTACGTCACAGTAAATCACAACTAGAAACTAGTGATGGTAATAAGAGAGGATATCAATACCAACCAGCTCCGTACAACTTGAACTTTACTTTGAATGTTCTTGCAAAAAATATGAATGATGCTCTACAGATTGTAGAACAAATCTTACCATACTTTCAACCCGAGTATACAGTTACAATGAAGATGGTAGATTCTATGTCAGACATTAGAGACGTGCCAATTCAATTAACTAGTGTTAATATGGAAGACACATACGAAGGTGACTTCACTGAAAGACGTGTCATATCTTATGCACTAGAATTCACTATGAAGTTATACTTCTTTGGGCCTGTGTATACTGGAGATGTTATTAAGAGTGTTGTCGAAAGAGATTATATAAATCAAACAAGTGGTACATTTACTACAACACAAATTGATGGTGCTGGTCTTGTTAAAGAGGTCAAGCACTATGAACCAGCATTCGCTGAGATTGTTAGTGCTGACACCCTTGGTACTTCAAATACATATACCTTTGCGAGTGCAATAAATAGTAAGATAAGTGTTGGGGATGAAATATTTGGTTTCAGAACCGCAGTTGGAAATGTGGTTGTTGCCACAATTTCTGAAGACAGACGTACAATAACTGCTAACGAACCAAATGCTATTTCGAAAGGAGACACACTAAAGTTTGTTGGGTCGGTACAACCAAATGACACATTTGTTGTTGCTGAAAATGTTACATTTTATGATGACGGAACAATCAGTACATTTGCTGATGATAAGGTTACCGATGCGAGTTAATTATGGCAAAAGATATAGATTCTAAATTAGACGAAGTTCTAG